CATGTCAACTTGAAGGATTCTGTCTTTATACCAACAGTATTACTGTCAGTAAGACCATGAGATGCTTTAGTAAATGTTGTTACACCTGAAGTAGGATCGTAATCAATAGCAGTTGGAGTAATTGATGCTCCAGTATGCCAGTTAGGTCCAACCTTTACAGCATCAGTAGCACCATAACCAGATACAAACTTATGTGTGTTTACTATTCCCTGTGGTGGAAAAGTAACCATTGCACCAGTATTAGCAGCACCAACGAATGATAAGTTCTGTATTAGTACTCCATTAGTTACTTGAAATAAATCCTGACCAGCATTTGATGGTACTATCTGTGTATTTCTTAGATCATCTCCATCTATCGTAACGTTACGTGGAACAAATACTGGGTTATTCTCAGTGTAGATACCAGCAGCAACTCGTATAACATTACCTGCCTTTGCTTGTAAGCAAGCAGCTTCGATAGTTCTCTTTGCAGTCTTTAGTGTAAATCCATCAAATGTATCGTTACCATCTTCATTGACATGTACTATATTAGAAACACTAGCACCTGCACCTACCCATACAAGTTCACCTGTAGTATTAGCAGCAAGAATACTCTTACCAGTACCTACAGTACCAGAAGAGTCAAGGAAAGTACCACCTATCTGAACATAACCATTAGATCCTTGAGGTTGTACTTGGAGAAGATACTCTGGAAGGGTAGAGCCTATACCTACTCGCTTATTTGTAGAATCGTAAACAAAATTATCTGCACCACCAAACTTAGTATTAGATTTCTTATATTGTACTGAGTTAGTACCATCAGATGCATCACCATAAACACTAGCAGTGTTTACCCAATCAACACCTGAACCAGTAGTCATCAATACCTGACCACTAGTACCTGCAGATGAATTGCCGTCTTCAAATAATCCAGTGAATCTAGCACTACCTCTCACATCGAGGTCTCTTACAGGTTGTGTACTACCTATACCAACCTGACCTGCAGCTAAAATACCATCAAAATTTGCCGTAGATGCTACATCAAGACCGTATTTTGGATTAGTTTTACCAATACCAGTCTTATTAGAATCAGCATCAACAATCAGAGCCTGATCGCCTACTTCTAAGCCTTTTTCGACAGCAAACTTCTTATTTACTGATGCCATTTACTCAGCTACTCCTTAGTGATTGTATTTATCATCAAACAACAGCAGTACTTAGCGTACCATTGTTAGCAACTGTCACTCTATACTGTGTTCCATTAGGAGATGTCAGTATAATACCATTGCCAGCAGTATTGGAGGTTATGTCACCATTTACAAGAAGATCATCATCAACATTCAGATCATCAGTTGTATGTAAATGTTCTGCGGTAGTAATACCAACCACCTTCAAGTTACGACCAACAGTTAGGTCTACACCTGTTGATGAACTGTTAGTAACACTAAGAGTGTTAGCAGTGACAGTTGCACCTGAGAAAGTTAGTGATGAACTATCTTGTAACTCTCCAGCAGTACCTACTAGAACTACCCTACCTGAAGTAAGGTCATCAACCTTTAGACTATTAATACTAGCATTACCACTAATAGATAATGTTTCTCCTGCATCAGCAGATGCTTGACCTACTGCAAGTTTATCAAATGCATAGTGTTCAGTACCAGCTTCTACTGATATTGGACCCCAGCGTTGCCACTTCTGAGCACCAGCTTCTGTTGTCTGAACCCATCCAATATATCCACCTTTAGAGAAGTCTGTATTGAACAGTACGTTGTTATTAGTATCTGTATTAGCAGGTACAGCCTGTGATATACCAATGAATACTTCTTTATTCTGTACTGCACCACCTCTGTTACCTCTAAACTTCATATCAATAACAGAATCATTACCATTACTGTAAAGGTTCTGGTTGACTGTTAGGTTATCGAATGTAGCATTAGTAGCAGTCTGTGTATTTGGAGCAGAAACTGATGTAGTATCAAACTCATCAATGGTTGATACTTCCTCACCTGTTAGAGCATCAATCTTCTTCCTACCAACATAGAACTCACCCTTATCATTCATGGCAGTGTATACTACCAATCCACCTCTAGTCTGAGATGCTTGAGCAAGTAACTGTTCCTTATCATCCAAGATTCTATCTTGAACTTGAGGCATTGCAGTTGAGTAGTTACCTGGACCAAAACCAACATATTCAAATGTGTGTCCTGATGCACGTATGAGGGAGTTTCTTCTACCCTCCACTGGCAATACTTTGATCTTTACGGCTGCTACGTTTCTAAGGTGTGCAGCAGCATTAGTTCCTAATGCACCTCTGAGAACCTTAGTGATATTCTTATCTGTAATCCTTACAATCTCATCTTCAATTTGAAGATAATCTCCTCTACGGAGCATTGATCTCTCTTTGAGGTTGATTGTAGTTGCAGTTAGAGTAATATCATTGTTCAACGTGGTAGTTTGTCCACCGTATATTGGTATATTCTGATTGAATCCTCTATCACCAATACCAGCACCATGTGCAATACCACTACCACTGTAAGAAGGTTGAGTAGCAGTTTTACCAATGTTGACCATCATAGATGATCCATAACCTATTCTATCAGTAACAGTATGTGTACCATTATAGATTGGTTGAGTAGCACCACTGATTGTAATGTGGTCTCCTCTTCTCAAACCAATGTCCGATGCCAAGGTAACAGTAGCAATACCACTGACCATATCATGAACAATATTATTGACACCAGTTGCAACACCTACGTGGTATATGAAACCACCAGCACCTGAACCAGCAGCTAGAGTACCGTTGTAGGATACTTTTCTATTATTCTCAACGTTAGTAATACGATGAACACCATTGTATCCAGTACTTCCAACACCAACAACTTGTATTATATCACCCTGATTATTACTAATCTGACTTACTCGTATAGTACAATCACTTGTATCACCACTTGGGCGGAATGGTACTCCTCTTATTGTTAGAATGTCACTTACATTATAACCTGAACCTGGGTGGTTTATATCTGCAGCAGTTATAGTACCAGCAGCAGCAACTGTAACATCAACAGTTGCACCCTTTCCATTACCACTACCACCTGTCAGTGGTATATTATAATAGAATTCTGCATTACCACTACTTGTACCATATCCTGTACCACCAGTTATGTTAGTAACATCCTTGATACCATCAAAGTTGTGATCTATTAGAGTATCAAGAGTTAGTGTACCAGATGAGTGAGATGCAGCTGTAAGACCAACACCAATATTAGTTTTTTCAATGAATGCATGAACCATTTCCTTGGTTATGCTATTCTTAGAATCATTACTTACTACATGTCCTATCTTATCTCTCAAAGCATAAGATTTAGTAGCAGAAGGATCATCATGATAGTTGTCAGCATCAATAGCAGGACGTAAATTGTTTATATCCTGTGGGAAATAATTACTTGTAGTAGAGAATGGTGATACATCAGGTTGTGTAAGATATCCTAAAACTGTTAGGTCATAGATACCATCTTGTACTCCCTTAGAAAACTCTTGAACTATCTCATTATTGAATATCTGGAAGGATGGACCTAGATTCCTCTTAGTAAAGAATGGTGCAAATGTTCTACCACTTCCAACGATTGCCTGATCATAGAAAGTATATGGTGTATTGAGACTGATAGTTGATATGCTACCTGGATTAGTATTCAAACCAACAGTGAATGTCTTACTATCAGTTATAGTAAGAACTTCAAACATTCCATTGAAACCAGTGTTATCAGTACCATTGACGTTCGTTGTACTCTTTATTCTACTGAGTTCAACTTGGTTACCAACACCTAATCTATGTGGTGACTGTGCAGTAATAACACCAACTTTACCACTTGAGTTCCAAGTTGCATTGGTTATAGTATTATTAGTCCTAAGGTCACTAACAGATGTTAGATCAGTATTATTATTCTTATAGTATGTGTCATCAAGAGATGTTCCAGACTCCTGTAATGTGAATCCATTGCTAGGTGGAGATGCTACTGTTGCATTATCGGGTACAACATATCTCAAACGATAGATCTTCTCTAAATCTTTTCTAGTGTCAGGTTTTCTAACAACAAATGTATTCTGAGTAACAACTGCAGTTGTAGCTTGGTTAGTAACAATCGCCTGACGTAAACTATTAGCTGCACCTACGTTGACATACCAACCAGTACCTTCTGTGTACTGTATTGGATGCCCTGGTTCACCTGGTTCCTTACCAGATACATTAGAAACTACTCGTAACTTACCACCTAAGTTGTTTAGTGTGGTTATATTACTACCAGCAATAGCATTATTATATGTGGTAGCAATTTTGATCTGATCGGCCTGTACTCCTGCAGAGATGACAAAATAATCTTTATCAATTACAATACCATCAGGTAACGATCCAGTATCAGAATAGAATCTTATCTTCTCACCACTATTGAAATTATGAGTACCTTCTAATGTTACAACATTAGCAGTAATAGAGTTGATACCAGCATTACTACCAACAAATACCTCTTTCTTACCCCTACCCCAAGTATCAGGATCTGAGTTTGGTCCTGGCATTAGAATGTCAGCACCGTAAACAGTATTATTCAATGAACAAAATATCTTATCGTTCTGCTTATTACCTACTTCGTATCCACTAGCAGTCTTTACAGGAACAGTATCCTTTACGTTATAACCACGTATATACAGTTTAGTATCTGTACTTACACCAATTGTCTTCTGTACATCAATTGACTCCCAGTTGACATTCTCATCCTTATTGAAATTCTTCTTAGGTGGTACTATACTTGTAATATAACCTTTATCATCTTTAATGAATGCCTGTGGTTTGAATCCATCAGCCTCTAAACCTACAGCACCAAAGTTAGAGTTAGAGTTAGTAAGAGATATATCACCACCAGACTCAACACAGAACTGTCTACCATATCCAACAGCAAATGTTGATACTACCTGTAGTACAGCTTCATTTGTTGCTCTAATATGGAATGATTCCCAATTTGGTTTATATCTTGCTAAACCATCAGTATGTAATGTTACTGAAGTACCTAGTGTTGCTTGATCTTGCCAAGAACCAGATGTAGAATTATATTTTACAAATGCATTATCATCTTTCTGTAGTCCAATACCTGTGTACTGAGCACAAACCATGGATTTGAATCCAGTTGACCTGCTACCATCAGCAAGCATACCACACATACCAAACACTGATCTCAATGAACAGTTGAATATGTAAGGTGATGCAGAAGTTACACTATCACTCTCAACTATAACAGTTGGAGATAGACCAGTCAGCGATGGAGTCGCTGTCGATGTAGGAATTGCTGGTAAATTATAGGTGAAAGAAGTAGTACTTAGTACCTGTGCTACAACATGACTACCATCATAATCAGTATTATTGACACCATTGATAATTACAGGAGTATCTACGTTTAGATTATGATCTGTCTTTGTTATTACTGTAACTACTGAAGTCGCTGAGACAGCAGATGGATTGATACCTGAGTAAATGTCATCAATCTCCAGATCACCCAACTTTGAAACCGCACCAACAATCCTCGATTCATCGATGACCTTTTGGAAATCCTTATTAGTTGGGTAGTTAGGAAGTGCTCTACCACTATTAGTACCATAAGCAAGCGTAAGCTTAGCATAGTACATGTCGAGGTCTGTGTTCCCCTTCCCTGCAATCGTGTTCTGCCCATCAGCAAACTCAAAGCATGTTAATTTATGGTGTGAGTAGTTAGGAGCATATACGTTATTAGTATAATCCTTGAAAACCCTATCTGCAGGGTCACCATCAAACAAACTAAAGTTGAAGAAGAAACAACCACCAGTTACTTTGAATATAGCAGAGTTCTCAATACTATCATTATCTGGTTGTGGAATAAACTTTGGTTTGATCTTAGTCTTTCTAAGATCTGTACCAATAATAGATGTACCACGAGGTAGTATTACACCACCAGTAACAGAGTTGAAATGATATAGTATATTATCTGTATCCTGTATATCAAAGTTTGTACCAATAGAAAGTTCAGCAATAGTTGCTGCAGAACCATTTACATCTGTTATATTACCACTAGTATCAATTGTTAGACCTGGACGGTTGTCAATGTAATGTGTACCAGGTGAGACCATGATACTGGTCTTATCAAACTTATCGTTATCTTTACCTAACTGATATGAAAATCGAGCAGATTCTATCAGTGCTCTCTGTATAGTTTTGAACGGACGAGTTCTGGAATTACCAGTATTACTAACGTCATCAGTTGCATCAAGTTCTTCTGGGTTAACGTATATAACGTTACCCTGAACATTCTTGAGGAAATTTTCAAGTCTACTTAATGGCATTGCCTATTTTCTCGTATACCAGTCCTTCAACTTATTTATAGAACCTAGATTCGTGGTATCTTCTGAACTAAAGGCATTACATCTGTTTCCACCTTATCTACTATCTGATCAATTATATTTACATCTAATCCAGCAAAGGGTGGAATGATACCAAGTATGCGAAGTAATCCATCAACAAATAAAGCAAGACAAGTGAATCCAAGTATCATACTAATGATAGTAGCATCTCTATTATGCTTACGCATAGATGCTTCATCAATTGCTCTTGCCTCTGCTAATGCATCAGCAATCATCTGATCTACTTCTTTCTTAGTATAGAAATCTCCTAAAAATGGTATGTCATGTACGTCTGGACTCATTGCCCTACCCTGTGTACTCTATATCTAACATATCCCCTGCTTCTCGTGTTACTTTCAATACATTCATAAACTCTTCTGGAGTATCACATCGAATCTTCTGTTTGGATCCATCAGATCCAACCAACTCGAAAGTTCTTGCTGCTACATCAACGTTTACACTGTCAACGTACTCTTGTTCGAATGTCATAGGGATATGTAGATACATTTCTATTATAGCATATGTAGTCAGATGTCGCAATCACTACTCACAGATGCTGCCCAAGGTTGAGTACCTTCTACCCCTTTTAGGTGAGCATGTACACAATAATATGCATTGATAGGACCACCTGCAGCATTACGTACTATAACCTTAGCACCATATTGAACACCTTGAACAAATAGTTCCTGATGAACACCAATAGGTGTCAACTGAACTGTTATGCTCTCTGGATCTGCTTGACCTTGCCATGATGATGGTAACTCAATGATACCATCAATCTTTACAATTCCACTTGCTTCCATGATTTTGTTATTTTCTAATATTATAGCATATTATCTAGCAAATGCACTATTATTATATTCTGGATCAGGATAATCTTCCCATGTATCACCTTCATATTCTACAACAAGTGGATTGACATCCTTACGTTCTGCATATACATGGAAGAAACAATCAGTCACACCCTCCAAAATTATTCTATCCTCATTCCATTCTTTTATTATTATATTCTGTGTTGATCCTACTGCTTGTGTCTGCACCGTAATAGAATCAACAAGCACAAGATCCTTCCAATAATCAGGTAGTGGAATCACATTATTATGTGTTCTTCCTCTAAAATATACACCAACCTCTGGTCCTTCAATACAAGCATACCTTAGTCTATGACCCTCACCTTTGCTAGGATGCACCATATCAAAAGGTTTAGGTAATGAATCAGCAACTTTGTGTCTTGACTCTAATCTACCAGTAGATAAGCAATCAACGGTTCCTGTGACAAATACATTACCTTCAATGTATACATGATTCGGTCCTTTCTTACCTGTTACATTGACATCACCCTCTATGTCAACTGCACGTTCTGATATCTTTGGTTTCCACTCATCTATATCTGTTCCAACATTCAGAGTTCCATTACCATTGCCACTATGACCACCTATGTAAGTGGGTCCAGCAACTGCTAATGTACCCTCATAGGGTCTATCACCCTTGAGATACTTGCTAGATCTATCATCTTTTGGTAACTCATTACCAATATAGATCTTGTGTGCATCAATGTCTGGTATTCCTGCCATTATCCTTTTAGTGGTGCTATGTATGTATCTAGAATAGTTTGTAAACTGCTAGGAATCAACTGTGATCTAGGTTCATGTATTCTAACTATACGTCCACATATAATATTCCAACCTTCAGAATGTGAAATAATTTGTTTCTTAGCATCTAGTGTAACGTTCTCTGAAGTAACTGTAACTGCTTTATCTGCATCAATTTTTATATTCTTTGAAGCCTTTAGATTTATATTACCACTTTGATTCCAAGGTTTCTCAAGACCTGCCCTATTCTTTGCTCTCATCTGAATATCATTTGCTGTTACAGCAAACGTACCCTCACAATCAAATATAATACCACCCTTAGAATGTATGATAAGTGGGGCATCTTCTACTAACTGAAGTATCTGAGAACCCTGAATACCACTAGGATCAGGAGTAGATCTCAATTCAAATCCACCATCATGAAATAGTCTTAGTGATGCTGCAGGACCACCTGCCTCAGCACTTCCTGCTTGCAGACTTACATCTGCCTTTCTAACTGTAGGTTCTACTGATTCTTCATCACGTTCTCTACCAATTCTAAACGTACCATCCTCAGGATGCTGTATTATAATGGGTGGTACTTTACTCTTATCTGACATTAGTAGATCCTCGCACAATCAACAACTCTAATAATGGTAGCAGTAACAGGAATAGCACCCACCTGAGTTTCATAATCTTCTCTCTTAGTAAACCTAGTTATAGGAATTAGGAATGCACCAGTACCAGTAGAATCAGAGACACTAATAGTTGGAGGTTCTTTCAAACCAAGATCACAAGAACCAGAAGCACCAACAATTCTACCATTTTCAATTATTGGTGTCAACTGACATCCATTACTTGTAGTAATAGTAGTGTCTGGACTATAGTTTCCTCCAGTAGATACTACTTTCACACCATCAATAACACCTATAACATCAACACCCTCGTCATCTGAGGTTGCAGTCTCAGGTCCTAGGTAACCACTACCAGGATTTGTTATTATAATATTGTCTATAGTACCATCAGGACTTAGAACTGCTTCTCCAGTAGCACCTGCACCTCTACCACAATCATCGATTATAGTAACATAAGGTGGTGCTGTGAATCCACTACCAAGAACTTTCATGTTCGCACCAACAACCTTTCCAGTCTCATTGATAACTGCATTTGCAATAGCACCAAATCCACCACCACCAAATATTTCAATCCTAGGAGGTCCACAATCCTTCTTGAATGGATTACATGCACCTACAATAGATTCCATGTCACCAATAGAAGTCACTGTTCCTTTTATACCTATTGCCTTGTTTATTGCACCAGATATTCCTTCTATACCAGGGAACATTCCTCCAACAATATCTTTGAGTCCAAGACCACCATTGAGTATTGATCTAGCCTTACCTAAAACATTATTGAAATTCATTACACTCTTAGGATCAGGTCCAATATTGGTAATTCTATCAATTGGTTCTGGATCACAATCCATACCTTCACAAGAAAGTAGTTGTAGACCAAGTTGAGCTAGACCCATTGCTTTACTAAGAAGATCCATGAATGAAGGAATCTTTATACCTGCTAATGCACCAATAGCACTCGTAAATCCTCCTATTAGTCCTTGTATTTTATTTGCTATATCAGAAAATAACCCACCAAGAAAATTTTCAGCAGCACAAAGTGGCATGTTTATCAATTTGCCAAGCAATTCTTTTAGGAAGTTCTTGATCATATTCTGAAGTCCTTTCAGAAAATTCTCAATCAAACAAAAAATACTATCTTCCTGCTTCTTTATCTCTAATTCTTTTATAAGATTTGCTGGATCTAAGAAAGAAAGACTCTGCTCAACTCCTTCATTTATAGTCTTGAACATTTCTGTTCTTGCTTTTCTAACTACACCAGACAATGCACCATCAATTTCTCTTGCTGCCTTGTCAACCATCTTATCCATGTTGACAATAGTACCAAGAACAGGGTCAACATAACCATCCTTAACCTGCTCTAATTCATTGACTCTATCCATGAAACCTTGAAGTTTCTTAGTTATCTCACCACCCATCCCTGCAGGTTTGATACACTCTGAATCTGCCTGTTCAATCTTCTGAGTTTTATTATCCTGTGCTCTATTGATTGTTGATTGTCTTGTCTGACCTTCATTTAGAACTTCACCATTACTAGTAGCAACACCACCCCTAGGATCAAGTTTAGTTGAGTTTGTTAGTTTTATTGACTTCGATTGCTGTATACCATCAAGATCATATGCAATGGGTGCAAAGTTAGAAGACTTACCCTCATATGCTGTTTTCCATGGTAGAGGATTTTCTATACTTGGATTGGTATGGAAGCAACCAATAACTATAGGTTGCTGTCCTTGTTCACCATCCAAAAAGAAACCAACAACGGTCTCTCCACCTTGCAATGCAAAACTTGTACCACCATAATTATTACCAGCACCAAACTGAGGTGATACTAAGAAATGAGCCCATGGTAGGTCAGCATCATCAATACCATCCTTATCTTCAGCGTCTTCGGGATGCCAACCTAATATCCTTACCTTAGCCCTGAAACCATTATCAGTGAACTGGTTATGTTGAGTACGCCACACAGGATCTGGGGTCACCTGTCCAATGAACCAGTGAAACCCATCTCTACCTAGAAAATCTATCGGTGCGCTGCGTGTTTCAAGCATTAGTCGTCATACACTCTACATTCCAGCGAGTCTGGATGGTTATCACAATACACTTCAAGATGCTTGTCTTGATGTCTGGTATGCCAATCATTGATCGTTGCACCACCAGGGTTCTCTTCGTTCTCTTCATGATCATGGAATGCATCATTGTGCATCTCCAAATCTGCTTCACTATATTCAATCATGCCATGGTTGACATGCTCCTTATGATCTTTAGGATCAATATAAACCTCATGTTCGAGGTCATGTTGTGGAACTTTAGTAGTCATGTTACTTACTTTGGAATGAGTCTCTTACGAGTGAAAGTCCAGTGAAATCACCATCTGGATTACCAAATTCATGAGACAACCTAGCAATCATATAATTACCAGATTCAGTATTTCTACCACCTGTTGTATCTTCAGTATTTAGTTCAGGAAACTTGATCGCTACCATGTCACCTGCTCTTAGAGATAGGTTCATTGGTATAGTAATATGTAAGACCTGAGAAAACATTGATGAGTATCTAGCACTTGATTGAGCTTGGAATCGAGCTTGATCTTGATCTGTTTCTTTAGATTTATTCTCTGGATTTTGATCCATAGTACCTTGATCTAAAGAACTTAAGGTAACTCTAGAATACTTATCAACGAAATCTGATTGCAACATAGGAATCTCATCGTTGGAGGTTTCAGACTGTCCTTTTTCTACACTCTTCTTATAATTATACTCTGCAAACAGTGGTTGTCGTGTCAATATATCGAAATACCAATTTGCAGTCCTATAAGCACCAGATCTAAGTTTATTCAAAATATCATGACTTTCTTCCCACTGAGGAACACCAGCTAACATAAAATTAGTGTCAGGGTTATTAGTTTCCTTGTAAGGTGTCATTATATATTCATACTTTGGTTTTTCTCCAAAAATCTTATCAATACTAACATAATTATACCCATCATGAGTCTCCCAGAATAAAAATCCAGATGAACCAGTCTCACCTTTTTTATCTCCTCCAGATTTTACAGGAATAGATTTAGGACACATATTACTAATCACCTTGAATGGTCTTCTATAGTTACCAGTAAACTGTAACTTATTACTAGTCTCTTCAATCGTCACAATTCTCTCACCTTTTACTTTCATTACATTCGTTAGTATATCTTTTACTGTCTCATTGATCTTATTCTTATATTTTTTCCAAACTCGTGTAGTATGGTTTGAAACAGCCTGCTTAGTCTCACATGTAAGAGTATATAATTCTCTCTTATTATCAATAATATGATCAGTTATATTTGTGATTATAAGAGGTTCAGTCTGTCCATCAAACTTGAAAGGTTCTTTCTGACTAGGATGTGTTATTTCAATACTTATAGGACACCCACTTCTAATAGGAAGCTCATTCATAAAACCATAAGTGTCAGCAATCAATATCTGGCAATGAATAGCAGGGTCAACAACATCCTCATAATACTTTAGGAACATCAACTGTCCTAACATATTACCGTTAGTTTTATTTTTATCTAAAGAAACAACATCAAAACGTTTTATCTGATGACCCTTTTGCCAGTTTTGATTGCTATTTTTAGGATCATTCTTATTTCGACTACTACTATCCCTTCTAGATGATCCCCCTAATAGTAATGTTGTCCCTAAAGCAAGGGCTCCTGCTATACCTATCATCTTATACAGTCATTAGGGAAGTCATTTGAGCATATTTAGTTGCAGTAAGGTATGGGTTCATTATTCTAGTCCCACTTCCACCACCTTTACTAGATCCTGAAACTGGCGAATTTATTATAGTCTGTCCATTATTATTCACAATTGTTATTGGACCACTATCCAAAGCCCAGTTAGGTACTATAACACCATCTTGTTCAGGTATGAATAATTCTTCACCTATCTCACCAACTTTGTATGGGTTACCTGCTATAACAGGACCACCGTCTGCTTTGGGTTTTGTGAAATGGAAGTCTGATCTTGTACCTGGACCTTTTTTTAAATTCTTTACTGAAGGATATATTGATCTAGTTGGATTAGCTACATTAACTTTGAGACCTTGTGGACTGATTACTTTTTTCTTTACTAATTTTTTAATAATCAAATCTAATGCATTCAGTTCAGTTTGAGCATCTAATATTCTTCTTTCTGCCTCAAAATTTATAGTCCTTTGTTGCTTTCCAAAATTCATAAGACTTCGCCAAAACTTCTTCGCTTGACCTGCCAAAAACCAATCCTTTCTTATTACTGCTAATTCTCCTTTCTTTACTAAAACTATTTGACCAGGTTTTGATACTGGTACTATAGTTGTTACAGGTTTATTGAATTTTACAAGTTGTCCAGCCTTGAAAAGTCTCCTAAGTAATGGAATTTTTCTAGCAGTTTCAGCAACCTTAGCCCATGCAAGCATATCTCCAAACCATGCATCCCAAGGTATTAGTGTTATACCTATAGCAACTCCTATTTCAGTAGTAAGTCTAAACCAATCACTTTTCCAGAAAGGTTTGCTAGGAGCTTTAGGAACAAAACCAAATATCTTATCATCATCTTTCTTTCTTCTTGATAAAAGTTGTTGATTACTACCTGGCAATCCTTTCCTTTGTAACTTATCTAATACATCATCAAGTTTATCTAATGCCTTAGAGAAAGGAGTTACCATTTGCTCTATTGCTTGTGCCTGAACTAGTTGCTGTCTTCTATCATCTGCACCAGTAAAGAAATCTGCTATATTAGCACCTATACCTGATCCTAATATACTACCACCTACACCACCAATAAATCCACCAATAGCTGCTCCTGGAGCAGCACCTACTCCACCAAATAATGCACCAATTGATCCACCAACAATAGCACCTGCTTTTGCACCTGCAGCACCACCTGCCAATGCACCTGCTAATCCACCACCTGCACCAACACCTGCCTGTAAATTAGTTTGACCATCTGCCTTACGACCCATAAAGTCCAAACCAGTAGTTAGAACTGCAAGAGGACCAATACCTCCTCTTAGTCCTCTTAGACCTGGTAGTCTAGCACCTTTAGATCCTCTAAGAAGACCACTTGTAGGTCTAATATTATTAGAAGGTACTCTTGGTCCACCACCTTTTATACCACGAAAACCACCTCCACCACCTCTAAACCTTCTTAGTATACTACCACCTGTTAGACCACCAAATAAACCACCAAGTATACCACCAAGACCACCGCCACCACCTTCTCTATCATCATCTAAAGAATTGAAAGTCTGCCTTCTCTTCTCAATTAGTTTCTTTCTTGCTTCAAGAGATAAACCTTCAAGCCTTCTTTCAACAATATAGCTCGTTCTTACAGCATTGAGTACAAGACCTGAAGTCTTTACTGCTTTATTAGATACTAATCTTAGATTACTCATGATCCTAATGAAGCATAAGTTTTAAGTGATAAAGCATAATCAAACTTATCAATTGCACCACCACCTTTCATAAATGAGGTATGAACTTCAGGACTTCCCGTTGGTCCTGTACCTTCAGGTATTGGAGCAGTTCTCTGAGTTGTAGTACCATTATCATTGTCTATGATTATTGGTTCCTTTTGCTTATTACCACCACCAATTTTAATATTTTTGAAAGGATTACTTGGTCTCCAATCCAACCAACTCTTTTTATCTTTATCATCAGATATACCAAAATTCGATTCAAAAACAGATTCTAATTTATCAATATCATTTTCTGTTTCTATTTTTGTAGATAAAATAGGTTGTTTCTCTTCTTCACCTGTCTGAATAGCAATCTCAGCAAGTCTTCTAGTATCTGCTGTTGAGGATGTATCAAAAACTTTACCTATATTAAGTCCTTGAAGATCTGTAGTTGCAACTGGAATTCCCCTACTAGCATTCATAAAATTCATCCATCTATCATCATTTGTTTCAGAAACAAATGCAAGATCTTTAGAAAGAGAACCTAATTGACCACTTAACTTATCATCTTGTATTATTTCTTTTTCTACTTCTTTATCCTTATCCTTTTTTTCATCAGGTTCAAAGGGTTTAGGTTCTACAACACCTATAGCATCCTTTGCAGATTGTGTATAATTCTTATTTGGTTTTAATTCTATATCTGGTTCTTTTTCTTTAATTGTTGGTATACCTTTTTCTTCTTCAGGAGAAGAAATACCAAAACTATCTAAGATAGAATCAAATCTATCAAGTTGAGATCTAAATCTTTCGCTATCAGATACATTGACAGCAGGACCCTCAGTTGATAATAGGGTTGATGATTTTCTTCTTTCATCAGCTTGACTTTTTCCACCCATCAATATCATTGCAGCAAGTGCTGCAATCGTCAATAAACCACCTTTACCTCCAAGTCCTCTCATCTTACCACCACCAGCAGCAATGGGAGAAGTACCACCACCTTTTGCCCCTACACCCAATCCTAACAATGCAGCAACACCCATTGCTATCTCAGGTATAAAAGCTGTTATAGCAACTCCAAAGTTTGAAGTAGCATCACCAACGTTACCATCAGATAAATCTCTAGCACCTGCTGCTGCAGCAATAATTCCTATATCTCTACGTAACTCAAAGAAAGCACCTGCTCTAATAGAATCCAGATTCTCAGAATCCTTCTTCATCAACTTCTGTTCTGCTATAAAAAATTTCTGTCTTGCCCTCATATCACGTCTTATCTCTGCTCGAATCACCTCCATATTATTATTCAGTTGTTCAAACTGAAGCATAATACGTCCAAACTGTCTTGCCTGTGGTCCTCTCTCAATCTGCTGATTCTCTTCACTACGCCTAATCAATGCATCATAAGCATTACTCATTCTACGTTCCAATGGAACCATAGGAGTTTGTGGTTGAATTGTACTACCAGGCGTTTGCATTAGCGTGTTCTGCTTGCTGTGCTTCTAGTTTTTGTTTTTCTAGATATTTTACAAGATAATTTACATAAATTTCCTTTTCCCAAGGAATCAAATTCTCAATGTCACTAAGACTCCACTTATGATACTGAATCAATGCGAAATTAGTTTCCATCATTGAATCAATAGTCACATGATACATCATTATGCGAAAAAATTTGCTAATCCCTCAATTACTATCTCTTGTTCGACTTTAGTGTTAGGATTAGTTACATTACCCTTATACTGTAACTTAGGCATAGTCTCAAAGAATTTTTCAATTTTAGCAAACTGTTGTGAATTCAACTGTTCAATAAACTTGACCAATTCCTTCTTAGTACAATCAGATGCAGACCACGACTCTTCATTAGTGTATATTTGATCAATAGAGTCAGCAACTGCTTCAAATGCCTTTTCAATTCTCTCACCACCCTCAATATTAGTCATAGTAAAATTACTATCAATAAATTGTTGTAATGATGGATACTTCAACTTCATAAGAAGTCCTTCACCAAGATCAACTATTTCAGTGTGACCATCAGGGACATGAAGTATAATATCCGATAATGCAATAGATAATGGAACTTTAGTCTCATTATCATCTTGACAAGTAACTATCAACTCAACAGTTTCACCAATAGATTTTCCTCGAATATTTAAGAATAAGTATTCTAAGTCAAAACTTGGTAAATCATCAATTTTCACGCCACGACTAGTAATACAAGATTTTAGTACTTCTTTTATAGTGGCAGTAATATCTTTCTCGTTACCATTTTCTAGAGCAATCAACAAAGCCTTTTCCTCTTTTACAAGGAATGGTCTAAATTTTACTGATTTTTCAGAAGAAAGTAATTTCAGTTCAAAAGTAGGTGCGGTGACCTTTGGTAATGGCATAATTATACAATTCAGTAGCTTTATTTAGCAGGTTATCCTGGAGGAAGTCTGCCCTCATTAGAAGGATCAGTTTCCCACTCTTGTATTGACCTATTGATCCTATGTGGTGCATCTGCTGTATGTTGACCTCTTATATCACCAAAAGTGTCAGATGTTCTAAGAACTGGTCCTCTTCTAGAACCACGATCAATATAGAAGTAATCATACTTGAACGTTACTGAGGTCTTGATCAACTCTGCTTGACCATATGCTAATGGTGCTGCAATAATATTGACAGGAAATATATTCTCAAGAAAGTATGTAATACTACTAGGTTCTTTTACACTATACCTATTACCTGATCTCAATGCTTCAGGAGGAGAATTTACTGATTTACTAAAAGCAGTTACTTCCATATCAACCTTATACTGTGCAGGATACTGTAATCTCCTATATGAAGCTGGTTGATTCCTTCTTTCTCTTGTCGAACGACCATGACCTGCACCCATTCTTGTAGGTGAAATAAATTCCATCCACTGATTGAATACCTCATTAGTATAATAATCTGTCTGTGAATACCATGTTAGCACAACTTCAGGATAACTTCTAAACGTAGCATAGTTTTGCTGAACACCCTGACGTAACCCCTTTACTTCTTGAAAATCAATATTAGATCCAGGCAGAACTGCTTCAGAACAAAATAATGCCATATAGTTACCAGGATTGGAGTTTCCTGAAGGTTGATCATAAAATCCACCTTGGTTTATAAATTGCCTCAAATTATCTGCTTTACCAAAATTTATCCACACATCATAATTATTATTGAACGCAGGAGTAAGATTCCCAAAGTTAGTTGATGTTTCATACAACTCAGCAGTTGGGAGATAAAACCTTTCCGTTTCTAGTGCATTAGGTCGTGCCATCTAAATATAAGATGCTTAGCTTATATACTATGTATGTCATATAAAGGGAGGTTTAGACCAAAAAACCGTAAAAAGTACAATGGTAACCCAAGTGATATCATTTACAGGTCTTCTTGGGAACTAAAATTCATGAATTACTGTGATAATAACAATAAAATTGTAAAATGGTCTTCTGAGGAAATTGTTATACCTTATAGATGTCCCACTGATAATAAAATCCATAGATACTTCCCAGATTTTTATATCAAATATAAAGATATGAAGGGTAAATTACATGAAAAAGTAATTGAAGTAAAACCTGCAAAACAAGTAAAAGAACCCAAAGTGCAAAAAAGAAGAACAAAGAAATACTTAGCAGAAGTATTCACATATGCTAAAAACATGGCAAAATGGGAAGCTGCAGAAGGTTTCTGTAAAGATAGAAGATGGGAATTTCAAATACTAACGGAGAAAGAACTTGGAATTTAGAAATACCTTCCCAAAATCAACAACCACAGGAACACCCCTACCTGGACATCTAGTAATGTTCCAGTATGGAGCAAAAACTGCTGAAAAATTGAGGTTTTATGATAGAAATCCGTTATGTTATATTATTGCAACTCAAGGACCAGCATTTTGGGGTGTAAACCTTCATTATTATGCTCCAGATGAAAGAGAAATGATTATGGAATGGATAGATGAAGCAGATCCTACAGAACTACCTAAAGGATACCATAAATACCTAAAATCCTACGTTGATACACTATTCTTGGATATAGCAATGGAAGAATGGGAAACTGCCTTTAACTTACCTATTGAAGAGTTCGTAAGAGATCTCGGAAGTATTGAGATCAATGTCAGCAAACAGAGGGTGTGGAAATGACTACTGAAACTGTAGAAAAGGTAGATTTAACTAATAAATCGGTATATTATCCAACGAGAAATACCACTCATACCACTGCAACCTATAAAATAGATGGAGTCACCTATCAGGAGGAAATAAACCTCAAGATGAATGGTGAATTTTTAACGACAAATTATATCTCAAAACAAAATAAGGATGGTACAACAACAATTATAGATTCAACTTCAAGTGAATTTTTAGATATAGCACTACACTCTAATAGGACTAGTACTCTTACAGAGACATATAATGATATACAAGAAACATCCAAAAACCTAGGTAATAATAATTTCGAAAAAGCTATTTCTGAATCTGGAATGGATAAAGTTATAGAGACTGGTGACTTCAATACAGTCGTACCAAACAGAGTAATACAAGATCAAAAGTTAGCCGAGCAAGGAGCAACAACATTAGAAGCAATCGATGGATCAAGTAGTATAACTGATCCAGTTGAACTTAGAAAAAACACACACATGTCACTAAAAGGGATGCATCATCAGTATCCAAGTGATGCATTATATGATTCTGGACAAGATTATATGTATATACAACAATTTAAATATGCACCTCCTCAAGCAAGAAATCAAATCGATAAAACAGGTGGTAAGGACGATACATTTCTTGGAGGAGCAAAAAATAGATCAATAAATGTAGCAGTTCAAGGTTTAGGTAGAGGAAGTAATCTAAGTGAATCAAGAGGATCAGTCAAATTACCAATACCAAATGGTTTAAATGTTAGTAATGGTGTTGGATGGGGTGAAGGTAGAGCAAACGCAGTTGAAGCTGGAGCATTCTTCCAAGCATTTGGATCAGCACAAGATCTAATTCAAGGTAAAAAAAATGTTGCTGAAATTATCAATGAAAACTTCAAAGCAGCAGGTGGTTTATTAGATGGGTTGAAAGCAGATGCAAAAGGTAGTGGACAAGCAAGCATGGTTCTATCTGCTGTTCTTGCAAAAGCAGGATTAGCAAAGATGAATATAAATGTAGATCCTGCTCAATTTATTACTCGATCAACTGGAATGGCAATCAACCCTAACTTAGAACTACTGTTCAGTGGTCCTAAACTAAGGAACTTTACTTTCAGTTTCATGTTTGCTTCTCATGATGAAAAAGAAGCATCAGAGGTTAGAAAAATCATAAGATGGTTCAAACAAGGAATGTCTCCTGACAATGAGCATGATGCCAGATCCCAAATATATCTTGGATCTCCTAATGTATTCAGACTAAGGTATATGAATAGTGGTAGAAGAATCAAAGGTCTGAATATATTCAAAATATGTGCATTGACTGGATGTGAACTTGATCTTGCTCCAAGTAAAACATATCAGTCTTATGAAGATAATACAGCAGTATCAATGCCTCCAATGATAGGTATGGCATTATCATTTACTGAACTTACTCCCATATTTTCAAACGATTACACTAGTCTTGAGAATACAAACACAGGTCAGGCATCATTTGATGCAGAAAATAAATTTGGTGATGAATCTTATAATGACTTAGGTTTAACAGGTAATGACAACATCGGTACAGAGGACATAGGATTCTAATGGCTTATTTCGATCTTTTCCCAAACATTCTAATAGCATCTCATACAGAGAATAGAAGCTCAAATCTTGATATGGTTCTATCCAAGAATCTTTTCAAAAGAGCTAAAATTAGAGAAGACTTTTTCCAAAACGTAATCGCATTCAACAAATTCCAAGTTGAAGGTGACGATAGACCCGACAATGTAGCAGATGAGATATATGGTAATCCAGAACTAGACTGGGTTGTATTACTATCCAACAATATTATCAATATACATGATGAATGGCCAATGAGTCAATCTGACTTCCAGAGATATCTTGACAACAAGTATGATAAAGTTCAACTAGGTCAAATACATCATTATGAGACTACAGAAATAAAATCTCCAAATGGATCACTTCTATTAGAAGCAGGTCAACATGTTGATGCTGACTTTACATATAAGTATTCTCAAGATGGCATCAATTATAGTGTGAATAGTGTAACATCTGTTAGTAACTATCAGCATGAAGTAAATAAAAATGATGCTAAAAGATCAATTTTCGTAATAAGAAAAAAATACCTTGATATGATAATAGAAGATATGAGAGATATTATGACTTATGAAGATAGTTCACAATATATCAATAAGAGAACTAAAAAAGGAAGCGATATTAGACTTGAATAGTATGATGTGGGTTACCTTCATTATGAGGTGTGTCCCATACTAGGGTAATTCTATCAACATCACTTATATTATGTGCTCCATGTGGTACTTTGTTGTAGAACCAAAAGAAAGTGCCAGGTTCCACTATCATCTCCTCATCACCTACAGTGTAGTGATATCTTCCCTGTAGTGATAAGTGGTATCTGTCTTTAGTAAGATAATATGTGCCTTCATCAATATGCTTACCAACACGTCCGTCAGGTTGTAACTTGAAAAATGCTGCTCTAGCAGTTTTCTTGATATTCCACTCTTTCCAGAATTTATGGACTTCTGTGAAATCAGAGAACATTGTGGTATTTCCCAATCCTTCAGTATCTTTCGGATTTTCACCTTTTTTGACTTTTGCCATAGTTAGTGGTAAAAACCCATATGGGTTCTTTTTGCCACCTACCCCAGTTTGCTGAGAAACCCATTTCCAGTGATCTGGACGAATTTGCTCTAAAAAAGGTTTTGGGTCAATTCCTGTTTTTATGATTTTGATGTTTTTCATGAAAAAACCTTAATGGCAAAAAAAGTGCTGAGTTTTTTTTCCCGAATATTTGAAACTAAAACTCGAATTTACCTCAGTTATAATGGATTCCTATGTGGTAGGCAATCGAAACCCTGTCTTCATTTGACCTGTTGATGTCAACGTAATGGATTAGGTTGCTATTGAAGAACACACCTCTGTTAGGTTGAGGGTGAAAGTACATAGCATTATAATCTTTCTTCTGTGCTATCGTACATGTATTCATAAACCTATTATAAAATGGATTCATTACTATAAGATCACCTGCATCAGGTGCTGCCTTCAACCATAGTGCTCCACTAAACTCACCAACTGTATGATGATGCATCATATTAGATGCACCTGGTGGGTTTATATTACAAAAGAACCTAGTAAAATCTAACCAATATGGTTCTTCTATACAGTAGTACTTGATATATTTTCTAAACTCTCTTTCAATTACATTCTTTATTGGATGATCTAATTGTTTCTGCCACCCACCTTTGTTAGAGTTACCATCAGACTCTGGATACTGTTCTCTTAGTTTATAGACATAAGATAAAGCAGAGTCTACGACAGATTGATCTCCATCGTAGACTCCAATGGTCTCTTCAAATGAGACGTACTCCATTACTCTTCTGCTAAACGCTGAAAGTATTTGAGAGCATCATCATCATCTGATGCACCTACCTGACCAGCAGAAACTGATACTCCTTCAGGTGCTTTTACGACTATCTCTTCTTCTTCATCAGCAACTTCTGCTGCTACCCTTGGACGACTAGCATTTAGCACACTATGTAAACGCTTCTCAAGATCCTGATAGGACTTGAACTGATCGTCAGCAGTGAACTCAGTCAATGAGTATTGCTTCTTCCACAATGCTTCAAGAGCATCGTCATCATCTAACAGAGCACTAGATGCAGAGAACTCAGAGGAATCGTAGTTACGATAACCTGCTACATTCTTTGCCTTCAACTTGAAGTTAGCACCTTGCCAGAAATCGAATGGATCGATTGCTTCCTCATCCTCAAACTCAGGTTGCATTGCTGCAGTAATCTTATCAAAGATCTTCTTACCAAACTTATATAAGAATACCTTACCTTCGTTCTCAGGATTAGTTGGATCCTTTACAACATAGATGTTGCTGATGTAACTAAGCTTACGCTTTTGCTTACGTGCAAGATCTTTGTCGGCATCGTTCCCACTGTTCCAAAGTAATCTATTGTACTCAGAGACAGGATCTTTCTGACCTAAGGTAGTAAGACTGTTCTCTATGTACCAACCACCAGGTCCTTGGAAAGCATGTGACCATACTTTTGCCCATGGTAGTTCTTCTTTGTCTGGAGCAGGAAGGAATCTGATAACAGCATAACCGTTACCTGCCTTATCTACTTCCAACTTCCATAGTCTCTCATCAGCACCGCCAGTGCTGCCCTTATTCATCTTCTCGATTTCATTGGTCAGTTTGGAAGTAAGACTGCCCAAGCGAGATTGCTTCTTTAGATTTGCGAATGACATATTCGTTGTATTAGGTGGATTGTAGTATTGTCACCAGAACATAGTATACACCACTATTTAGGCGTTGTCAACCACTGTCACGATACCTTATTACTCTTTTCATCCTGGTATTTAAATCCTGAACCTGGTGGGTAAATATATTTTCCGTTCTCATCAAATTGAGGACCAACTTTCTTTGGAGGGTATGTTGGATAAGGTCTCAACCCTGCTCTCATCTCTCTACCCTTTCTTTTTCTCAATTCATTACCAGTCTCATAATTTTCATCCCACTCTGGACATGATGTACCAAGGATCTCCCTGATCAT